AAATGCCTTAACAAGTAAATCAATAAGGTATTTTTAACCTTCCGAAGTTAGAGGGGCAGGTGCTTCAGGCTCAGGTTGCTCGGCAATATCAGTAGCATCAGCCTCGATAGAGACATCTTTATCTACTTGTTCATTAAGCCTTTTTAGGTGCTGGTTTATTAAATCTAATGTTTTCATGGTATTTCAATACTATTAGCTGCCGCGATTAATTTATCTGCAAGAGTTTTTTTAGCCTTTTGAACCTTACTAGCTGCAGACCCAGGTAACAGTCCCTTCATTCCTTGATCTGGTATTGAGAGAACAGCAGCAGCAGTTTTTGCCGTTTTTTCAATATCTGTCTCTGCGTCTTCTACAGGTGGGTTATATTTTACGTAATCCTTTACTTCAAGCTTTACAACACTCCCATCTTCCAGTGTTATGCTTAACTCATCTGCAAAAGTTCTTACCTGAACCGCAACATCCTTACTCAATAAAAAGCTTTGTAACGCTCTCTTACCTGCTGTTAAAAGATCAATATCTTTCTCAGGCATATTATTTTCAATACCTTCTAGGAATTTGCTCATGTATATATTTATGGTAGTAGAGAAAGTTTTATATTTATATTACTTAAAAACTCCTTCTCCAATGCCTGCAATTCATAGCGTTTAAGAAACTGTCTAAACTTACTAAAAGATACTTGAGATGAATCAATATTCTTAAATGAAATATAATCCCTATCTTTAATAAATGTATCAAAATTACTATCACCGTAAGTTATATTGGTAGGTAATGATCCAAAAATGCGCTTTATAAGAGTGTATTCTATATCCTTCTCATTATCTACCTGATAATAAAACCATTTTTTTGTTTTTGTTAAAGAGCAAATATTAACTAGTTTTTTAAGAATAAAATGAATACCTAATTTATTCTTTTCTTTTCGAGATAAATTTAATTCATATTCAGTAATGTATAAAACATACTCATTAAAAGAATCCTTTAGATGTTTATTAAGATTTATAAACAAATAACCACGAACTTCGTCATTTACGTTTTCCAATTCTGAGGTTGATAATTCCATTGTAGTATTCATCTTTAAGTAATACTTCCTCTTCAAATTGTATTTTAGCTTCTTCATACGCTAAAGTCCACTTAGAATCGCAAAATTTTAAAATCTCAAATTTAAAATTTTCTTTTCCAAGTAATTGAATATCATCATTCAGCTCTCTTGATGAAGAAGTATAAGTACGCCAATCCGTCTCCCTCTCTTCATGCCGCTTATTCTTTTTACCTTTTAGCGGTCTTCTCTTTAAAATAGTCTTACATTGTTTTTTACCAATATACTTCTTATTATTTGTAAGATTAGTAATCAGGTAAATAAACCCGTATGGTACCTCATTATTTTCAGTTATGAGTTTCGTCGTCCAGTGACCTAGATCAGTCTTTTTTTGCTCTTCTGACACGCCGTTTTTTTCTCTTACGCTTTTTACTTAAGCCTTTACGCGTTAATACTCCAGCAAATAATGCTTTTGGTCTTCGTGCATCACCTGGTGCATAAAAATCAGAAGATGTAATATTACCATCAGGGTTAAAACCACCAGGTGATCCACCAACAGCATCGCCTGAGGTTATATCCTCATTAACTATTTTTCTAAACCTTACCTCAAATTTACCTCTTGATTCTGACATACATATATTTATAATTAAATTGTGGATCTGCTAAAAAAATATATAGAAGAGGTAGGTAAAGATCTCGTTCTTGATGATTTTAACATGAAGGATGTGCAGATGAGGCTACCAGCACGTAAACATTTTTGGGTTGCTCGTTTAATGGAAGCAAAAATTAAACGTGGTTCGTTGGATAGGGAGAAGAAAAAACTTAAAAAGGATATAACCCGTGAAGTTATAGCTACTTCACCGGTAAAAATTTCACAAAATGTAGCTGAACAAGCAGCAGAACGACACGAATCAATACAAAAACTTACAGATCAAATTAAAGAATGTGATTTAATTGTCGAATATCTTGAAAAGGTAGAGAAAGTTATGTCACAAATGAGCTTTGATGTAAAAAATATTATTGAAATAAATAAAATGGAGCAATTATAGTATGCTAACTTTTGATTATATAAAGAGCACGCGTAAGCTACATATTAAAAGTGACGATTCTGATCTTTATGATCGTATACGCGAACACTTTAGTGTTGAAAATGATGGAGCACGATTTGCTCGAAGGTATAATCGTTATGCAGCAAGAAGAAAATATGCAATTAGTAATTTAGGCGCGTGTGAACTTGGGTTATATTGGGAGATACGTCAGTATCTCATTAAAAATCAAATACAAACAGATATAGATGTAACTAATAACCTTAAAGAAGTACTGGATAATGGTATAAATGATACCGTTTATACAGATTTTAAGTTTAAACTACGTGAATACCAAGAGGAGGTTATAGGTAAAGCACTTAGATTAGGGATGGGTACGTGTGTTCTTGGTACCGGCGCTGGTAAAACATTCACAACAGCTGCTCTTATTGAAAACTTCTTTAGAAAGGCACCAGATAAAGATACATTTAAGTGTTTAATGCTTGTACCTGACTTAGGATTAGTACAACAAACATATGATGAGTTTATAAACTGCGGTACTACCTATAAAATTACAAAATGGACAGGTAAAAACAAGCCCGATCTTACCGCTAACGTTATTATTGCTAATATTGGTATCATACAGAGTAGGTTTGAAGAAAATGATTGGTTAAAATATGTTGATCTACTTATAGTGGATGAGTGTCATAAAATTAGTAGCGGTAATAAGATATCAAAAATAGTACAAAAAATAAAAACACTCAACAAATATGGTTTTACAGGTACATTACCAGAAAATCAATTAGATAAGTGGTCAATAATTGGTAAACTCGGACCTGTTATATATGAAAAGACAAGTGCTGAGCTTAGATTAGAAGATTATCTTGCAAATGTAACGGTTAAGGTATTAAATTTAACCTATGAACGACCTCTTGTATATGAAACACAAAATAGATACAGAGAAGAATTAGATTTTATATATGAATCTTACGATCGTAATAATTTTATAACAAAACTTTGCGGTAAGCTACCAAATAATACATTAATACTTGTTAATCATATTAAACACGGAGAAAGCCTAATGAATCATCTAGCTTCTTTAGATGATAGACAGGTATATTTTATTAGAGGTGAAGTTGATGTAGAGGAGCGCGAAAAAATTAAAAAAATAATGGAAAACAGCTCCAATGTTGTTTGTGTAGCTATTAGCGCTATTTTTTCCACAGGGGTTAATATTAAAAATCTTCATAATATTATTTTTGCTGCGGGTGGAAAGTCATTTATTAGAACCGTACAATCAATAGGTCGTGGTTTACGTAAACATAAAACTAAAAATAAATTAGTAATCATTGATATGTGTGATAATTTACCCTATGGGCGCAGACACTGTGAAAAAAGAAAAGAAATTTATAAAAAAGAAAAAATTTGTTTTAAAGAAACGGATATTAATCTTTTTTAACCTTGACTCTTAATATAACAATAATATAATATATAAAATGTCGAAAAATAAAAAAGCAAAGACAGAGTATTACATTGAACCAAAGGTTTTTAAAGAATCTCTTCAAAAATACTACGAAACAGATATTTTGACCGATGACCTAGCAGAAAATATAAAAAAGATTGCTTATGGTTTGAGCTATAAATCTAACTTTATTGAATATTCTTATAAGGATGATATGATAGGAGATGCTCTTATTAAAATGTACTCTGCACTAAAATATAAGAAGTATGACTTTAGTACAGGATCTAATCCTTTTTCTTATTTTACAACTATTGCTTTTCATGCGTTTATCAACCGCATTAAACGCGAGAAAAAACATCATAAAGCAGAATCTGATTATAGGGAGAGTATCTATGAAGATATTATGACTGATCCAAACAATACTCATGGTCACGTTTATGTAAAGCCGGTTGGTGATGATGATTCCGACGATTAAAAAACCTAAGGTAGCAATTATTTCAGATCTTCATCTTGGCGTTCACTCAAATAGCGCTGAATGGCACAATTATGC